AGCCCGTAAGCAGGATTGATTGAAGGAAAGGTTGCCATTATGCAAGTAAGCCTCCAGGACGTTTCTGTTTGATCAGCTCTGCTTGAACAGCAGCGCCAAGCATCTTGCCGAGTTGTCCTGCTTGTTCAGAATCGCCTTCAACACTAGAGCCAGAGGCATCGACGTTCACAGTTACGTTAGCGCTGCCCATTGCGCTGTTCGGGACAATGTTGCCTTGAGCGCCTGGGACGAACAGTTCAGGCCCACGCTCTCCGACCAAATAAGGCCGGTTGCCAGAAACTGAACCGCCGAGAGCTTTGCCTCCGACATAGCCCCGGCTAAACACTTCCATGGCAGGACCAAAGAAGTTTGTTTTTGTCTTAGCTAATGCCCCTGTACCTCCGTCCCCTACAGTCCCGCCGCCCATTCCGGCAAACATGCGAGCAATTCCCAGCGCGATGTATTGAGCAATCATCTGCTGCGCTGTCTGCATCAGCATCTTTGCAATGTTGTTCAAGAAATCAGCAAAGGCTTGCTCCGCTGTTTTCGTTCCATCAACAACAGCAACCATTCCATCGAGCAAGCCGCTGGTAAATGCGTCTGCAAATGGCTTGGCCGCTTCGAGCGCTTGGTTAAACCTAAGTTGAGACTGCTCGGCTGCGTCTAATTGAGGCAGAAGCTGTTTGGTTAGCTCTATCCGCTCTGTCAAGTTAATTATTTCTTGATCCGTAGTTGTTATTTCTTGTGTTTGGTCTTCAGTAAGTTTACTTCTAATATCTCTCTGGTCTTGGAGAGCATCGGTTAATTGAGTAATCGCATCTTCTTGCCTACGAACTTGGCTTATTCGAAGCTCTAGCTGTGCGTCTTCAGAAGGATTGCCTGTAGTAAGGCGACCTGCGTCTGCAATTTGCCTAGTAATATCGGTGCTTATTCCTCTTAAAGAACGCTGTTGTTGACGCCCTTGCTGCAAATTTTGAAGCTGTCTTTGTTTTATTATTTTTTGCTCTTCCAGCTTAAGCTGCTCGCGCTGAATATCTTTTTGGAAGCTTAAAGTTACAAGCTTAGCCTGCTGTAAGCGCTCGTCATCTTTGCTCATCATTATTTGTTTTTCTTTTAAAGCAGTTTGGTCATCAATAGAGGCCAATTGCCTTTGAACGACGGCCAGCCTGTCTTTGCCTATAGAGCCAAGCCGGACGCTAAGGTCATTTTGTTTTACCTCTTCAGCAACTAAAGCCCTTTGAACATTTAACTCTTTATCTATTGGGTTTCTGCCAGAACCACCACTAGCAGCGTCTCTGGCTGCTTGGGCTCTTTTCTTAAGCCTTGCCAGGGCAACAGCGCCTTGAAGCAAAACTAGCTCTACGCTAAGCCCTGCATTTAGTGCCTCTTGCAGTTTTACATCTGTACGCCTTGCTTCAACTTTTTCTGCGAGAGCCAAGCCAGCGTCAGTAGTCAAATCCAACCCTGACGCCTCTAGCTCTAACTGTGCATTCAAAAGATTTCTGTTTACATTATGCAGAGCACTTTTTTCATTTAAAATGTCGGCGTTTGCTTGGTTTGTTAACTCTATTTGTTTAGCAACTTCTAGTTCACGCGCTCGTTTTGCGATTAAATCGTCTTGGGCGCTTAATGCTTTCTCTAAAGCTTGACTGTTTTGATAAGGGTTTTCCCTTACAACATCAACAGCAATTTGTTTTCTTTGTTGCTTAAGGCGTTGAAGCTCGGGATCTGTATCATTTGCCATCCCGGCTCTAACGTAATTATCTTTAGCTAGCCCTTCAATTAAAGATTTTAAGAATCCTGTCTTGTTAATAAGCTCAGCCATTGCAGCTGTTACTTGAGTAACAGCTTTTGCGAACTCATTGCCTAGATCAGCTGTGTCTCGGCCAAAGTCTCTTAAGGCTGTTACACCTTTTGCCCCAATGACTGTAGCTAGTTGAGCGGTTGCAGCCTCAATAGCACGTTCCTTCCCAAGAACTTCCTCCATTCGCGCTAATAAACTGCCAAATGCTGTTCCTGTGTTTCCAGAAGCAACAACAAGATCTTCAAGGCTGCCATTTACAGGGTCCAATGCTTGCCCAAGTTTTGCGGCTGAACTGGCAAACGCATCTAGCTGAGCACCGATAGCACTGCCAAGAATTTGACCGCCAAAGCCGCCTGCGCTGCCTAACAGGCCGCCAGCAATTGAGCCCGCTCCACCGCCAAACAGCAGTGGAAAGCCAACGCCAAGTGCAGCGCTTTGCAGACCGCCAAAACCACCGCCTCTACCGCTTCTACCACTTCTGCGCGGTCTTCGAGGCCCTATTGGCTGGGGATACTGGGAAGCCATATCAAAACGGCCCGCTCCTCCCCCTACTACTTGTGACCGTCCAAGTAGATTTGTCCTTTGGCGACCACCAATCCCTAGATCTAGTTGACGCTTTTCTTCTTGCGTTTGCTTTTCTAAGAACCTAACGCCTCTAGCTCTTTGGCCATTTAAACGAGTTTCAATTTCAAGATTTCGCTGATTTAATCTAACGCTGTCATCTAAAAGCTTTAAACCTCTTTGCTGGAAAGCGGGCAATGCTTTTTGGCCACCACCAAACGGGCGTCCAGAGACAGGAGCCCCTGGAGCCCCTGCTCCCATATAAGCCTGCATGGCGCGTTCTTGAGCCATGCGCTGATTGAACTTTCTAAATTCAGCAGCGCCAGAAGCGTTAGGCCCTATAGGCGATCCATACTGCCCTAACCCCTTTAATCGTTCGTTTTGGAGTTGCTTTTCTAAGCGCAACTCTCTTATCTTTTCAGCAGTTTTTTGCCTTGCAATTCTATTAGCCTCTTGTCCAAACGTTTGCTCTGCTCTTGCACGTTTTTGTACTATCTCAAAAAGCCTTTGCTCTGACGCCTCAAGTCGTTTATTTTCAGCTAAAGTTTTTTTCTTAAATTCGGCAAATTGTTTTTCAGCTGTAAGTTTATTGCGTAAGTAATTTGCAGAAGATGCCCCTGCACTAACTTGTTCTATCTTTTTTTGAAGTTTTTCAGTCTCTTTTAACTTATCATTTAGCTGCTTTAGCGCAGCAGTACCGCCAATTTTTAAAAGAATATCTACGTTGTAGTTAGCCACAGCGAAACACGTAGAGCCTTGCGCTCCAGTCTACCGCCCACCCATCGTTCGCGCCCCTTTGCCTGCCTTAGCGTTCTGGATCGCTTTCTCCTGCTGCTCATTATGCAGCTCGAAGTAAGCAGCCCAGCCGACCAGCTCTTCTTGCGTCAAATCACGCGAAAGCTGAGCAACCGTCATGCCCAGCTCCTTTGCCAAGAAGAAAATAAAATACCAGTCGTTACTTGCTTTTGAGGTCTGCTTTCGCTTCCTCCACTTTGTGCTCCGTTCCAGAGTTCAGCATGGCAAGCTGAATTTCTTGGAGGACAGAAGCAGCTACGGTCCTTTTAAGAGCAGCCACTTCGCCGTCCTGGAACATACGGCGACCATCTTCATCCAAAGCTTTTTCGACCATCAAACCCAAGGCGAAGTCCTTGCTGTCTGTAGCGTCAAGCTTTGTCTGGATCGATTCGCGCTCTTCAATGCTAAGTGGGTGCCAAAACACCTCAAGCACCACCTCGTCGCCTTCTTTTACTTCGTACTTATAAAGCTGGCTGACGCCAAACTTGTTCCGAAGCAGTTCGGTGGCCCGCATAAATCAATGCCGTTTCGATCAATATACTACACGACTGCTGTAAATTGACAAGAAATAATGCCCAGAAAATGCGGTCGATCTTCTAGCTCAATAGGACTTGGGCCAGTAACGTCCATAACCCTTGGAGAGACACTAAAGGTGTCTGTATAGCTAGTGGCGTTTACCGAGGTCAAGCCGTCAATAACAGATTCGCTAATCGCAGACAGGACGGACGTTCCGGCTGATTTTGGGACGTAAACGTTGCACTGGATCACGCCGCTGTAATAGTCAGAGGCGGCACCTTGATTCTGCAGCGTTGAGCGGTTGAAGTTGACACTCATGACAACGTATTTTTTACTCTTGCCAGGAGTCGTAAAACGAACGTTGTCATACACCATCAGCACTGTGTCATCAGCGTCTGTAACAGCGTCAGTGACTGCTTTTTCAAAAGCAGCGCGAGCATTTACAAGAGTCATAACTTAACCACTAAGTTGTTCATAGCCGACAGGTGCGACCATGCGTTGACCAGTTTGAGCAAAAACTCTACCAACCCTTTTTTCTTGAAAATTTGCATTTATTAAATCTCGCATGTCGCCCTGAACAAACTGCGGGATGCCTGATTTAGGCGAAGCAAATGCTTGCAAGGCATATACAGCTGTATTCCCTATATAAACAGTTGGTTGCCTCTTATAATTAAACTCAGGCACTGGATAACGCGGTTTAATTGTTTTTTGGTTTGAACCTTGTTTGTACGTTGACCAAGGCTCAGTTTTTTCATCTTTTGCTTGCGGTCTTTGTGTAGACGCCTTCCAGCTAGACGCAAAAAATCCTGTGTCTACGGGGCTTACATCAGAAGACAAACCTTCGACAGCAAGACCAATCAACGCATTAAAATCCCTATTGAGCTGTTGCTCAAGGTCAGTCACAATCTGACCAATGCCACGTTTTGCCATTAGAACAGCACCTCAAGAATATACAAATACTCTTGGCCTCCTTTGTACGTGCGAATATCCACAATCTGAGCAATTCGGTCGGATCCTGCATACTTCAACGTGACCGTATCTTCAAAAGTAGGCTGGCCATCGCCAATCAAATCAGGAGTTACATACAGCTTTGCCTTACGCTGCTCTTGCCCTTCCTGCTCCTCCGTAGAATCAATAAATTCAACTGGCACGTCAATCGAATATGTCGTGTCAGTCGTCGTCAACGCTCCAGTGGAAACGTTGTAGCTAGGAGATGCTTTGGCCGTATAAGTAATTGTGTGGTCAAAAGACTTACCTAGATCGGCAACAACCGACTTGGCGACGTTCTTGAAAAGGGTATCTAACGC